TCCATGGGCCAAGACGTTTGCCAACTCGGATGTTACGGGCAACTGGTGTAGTGCGTGGCCGAATGGTATCATTCCACCTGCTGGTGCGACACCCGCCACAACACCAGGAACCTCGTATACCAACGATCCCGGCGGAGTTACGTTCCCTGATCTCGACCCGATTCGGAAGTTCCTAGTCTTCCACGACTGGGTCCCTCGCTCCCTCAACACGACTCAGAACGTTCTGATCGTTGACCGCCTAGTAGCTGTGTCGGGAATCTCACTGAGTACTACGGGCGATAAGACGGTCAGCTCAGTTGCCCTGCCTCGATACACTGACGGTATTGGTGTTTGGGCGATGCTTGAGATCACAACGGCACCCTCTACAACTGCCCCCACGATCTCACTGAACAGCTACACCGATCAGGACGGAAACACTGGGCAGGTCGGTGGTTCCATCTCAGGTACAGCTGTTTCGAACGTAGCCGGCACTATCCTTGGACCATTCCCGCTTGCTGCAGGGGATACCGGGGTCAAGGCAGTCTCGACTGTCAACGTGTCAGTGGCATCTGCAACCGGAGTGGCCAATCTGATCCTGGTGAAGCCTCTGGTCGGTCTCGGGTCAACCAACCAGGCAATCCCGTCGGAGCGGCAGCGACCCCACGATTACGTTCGCCTCTTCGACGGTGCCACACTGATGTTCATCGCCAAGGTCGGCGGGACCGGTACTCCAACCGGACAGGGATCGATCGGCGTGGTGTACGGCTGATGGCCGGCTTCGCTACGTGGACTGACCTTCAGGCAGCCCTTGATGCCCAGACGCTCCTTTACCGATACTTCCGGAAGACATGGGCCTCGCCAGGCAACAATCAGTTTGGCAGTGCGTGGACAGTAGCAGGTTACCCAGCTGCGGGTGCGAATCCTGCCGGTACGCCTGGTACGTCCTACTCCAACGATGCGGGCGGTATCTGCTTCCCGGATACATCACCGGTTCGGAAGTTCATCGTCGGGTGTACGTATCAGCAGGACCTGAACAATAACGCCGCAGCCGTCATGTGGCTTGTGGATCGTCTGGTGGGTGTTTCAGGGATCTCGCTTGCCAGTACAGGCGACAAGACGGTAAGTTCGGTAGCTCTGCCTCGGTATACAGATGGCATTGGCGTGTTGGCCTTCCTCGAGGTGACTACTGCCACTACGGTAACAGCGCCAGTAGTGTCCATCAACTCGTATACCGACCAGGACGGGAATACTGCACAGGCAGGCGCAACGATTACCTTCCCAGCGGCAGCCACACCGATCGGTACGTGTGTTGGTCCATTCCCACTCGCAGCAGGCGATACGGGGATGAAGGCCGTAGCAACAGTCAATGTGGCTACCGCAGCAACCGTCGGTGTAGCAAACCTAATTCTGGTGAAGCCCCTCCTGTGCATCGGAGCTAACCCGCCAGGCCCGTTCGAACGGCTCTCACCGATCCCGTTCGGTGACATGCCTCGTGTTTTTGACGGCGCCGTACTGATGCCACTCCTAAGGCAGTTTGGTGGCGGTGCCAGCGGCATCGTTGAAGTCACTACGGTGCTCGGCTAATGTCATACTACGGCCGGCTGAACGTCCCCGCACGCTCCTACAAGAGTACGCGGATCCACCCCGACTACAACTTTACCGACGACCGTTACAACGCGTTCCCGGGTGACGATGGTGGCGCACTCCAGCTGCCCATCAATGACTCCGCCATCGGGAGTGCAATCACAGGTACAGCAACAGCGTCAGGTGCGGTCTCAGGGACGAAGTCGGCGTTCAAGGCTATCACGGGGACAGCCACAGCTTCTGGGACGAAGTCAGCGGCCAAGTCCGTATCGAGGGCCATTACTGGCACAGCAACTGCATCCGGAACCAAGTCCAGCTTCAAGGTCGGACTTAGTACGATTGCTGGGACGGCTACTGCCAGTGGAACGAAGTCGAGCTTCAAGACCGCCCTCAAGGCCATTACCGGAACAGCGACGGCTTCGGGTACCAAGTCCGCACTGAAGAATGCCTTCAAGGCCATTACGGGTACTGCAACAGCTAGTGGCACCCGAAGTAGTGCGAAGACCGCGCTACGTGCCATTACAGGTACAGCGACCGCATCAGGTACTCGGACCAGCTTCAAGAGTGCCCTGCGGCAGCTTACCGGAGTTGCAACTGGATCAGGTACCGAGTCAGGCAGGAAGAACGCCTTCCGGTCAGTCGCAGGAAGTGCGACCAGCTCAGGTACGATCTCAGGGTCGGCACAGGGTAGTGTCTCGGCTCCGATCTCAGGGTCAGCTACTAGCTCAGGTACAGTCAACGGATCGAAGACCGCCAGAGGAACTGGTGCCGGAACCAGTACAAGCAGTGGGCATGTCAGCGGTATCAAGGACGGTGCGGGTCAGGTCGGCGGAAGTGGAACAGGATCCGGCCAGTCGTCAGGTGTCAAGAGTGCCTTCGGCTCGATTCAGGCTCTGGCTGCTGCTACAGTCATCCTGGCCGTCAACAAGGACGCGTTCGGGGTAATCTCCGGAAGTGCAGAGGCATCCGGTGGCATAAGCTCAGGTACTCCGCTACCGCTTACGGCACGTGCCCTTGTGAATCTGCAGCTCGGACCAATGGCCATCCTTGCTGTAGGTCCGACACCTAAAGCTGCAGTTACCGTCGTAAAGACACCGGAGGCACTGGTGGAATGAGCGATCTGACCATCAAGCGCGGTGATAACAGGTCGATCAGTTTGGCCATCACCGATCCTGCCGGAATCGGGGCTGATCCAAACGATCCGACTACATGGCCACCTCTGAACCTCACCGGCTGTGAACTGTGGTTCTACGTCAAGGCGGACACTGACGACCCTGACAGCGCTGCGGTCATCCAGAAGAGTACAGGTAGCGGAATCACCGTTACGGATGTATTGCTCGGGCTGGCCACGGTCAGTATCGATCCGATCGACACGGTCGACCTGCCCAAGAAGTACCTGAACGTAGACCTTCTGTACGAGGTCCAGGTTCAGGATGCCACGAACAAGATCATCACGGTCGCCGACGGTACGATCGAGATCGAGGCAGACATCGTCATCGCACCAGACGATGCGATCCCTGCACCCGGCTCGACGTTCACCTACGACCCGACGACATCCGAGGGACGGATCCGGCTTCTCTGTCAGGACTTCGACCCCAGGGAGATGATCTTCTCGGACGCGGAGATCACGGCGTTCTCGGAGATGACCGACGGGAACATCCTGTACGCTGCGGCTATGGCCCTGGAGGTCATTGCAGCCAACGAGGTCTACGTTCAGAAGCGGATCAAGATCCTCGACCTGTGGACGGATGGTCCTCGTGAGGCCGAGCAGCTGATGAAGCTAGCAGCCGGTCTGCGTGAGCAAGCAACCATGCTAGCACCGGCAGACGACATGTTCGACTGGGCTGAGATGGTCGTAGATACGTTCTCGCTCCGTGAGCGGATGTGGAAGGACGCTATGAGGGAGTCGTCCTGATGCCATCATCAGTTCCTACCCGACCGTTCGAACGACGAAAGGCGTCACATGCACACCCTCGCATCGTCGAACATCTCGATGCCAACGGGTTCTTCAACATTACGGTCACCTTCCAGACACGTGACAATACCGCCCCGAATCGCACTCCGAGCGGCGGGTATGTTAGTCCTTCGACCTGGACCAACGTACCCGGCTTGGTGGACATCCCTGCGAGGCGGAGCGTACCAGAATCCAGTGAACGTCAGGCGAACGAGCGTACAGTCGACTGGGGTCGCATCGACACGGACGCGTTGGTGATCGCACTGAACGGGTTCTACCCACAGGCGAAGGCTGGCATGCGTATCGTCACCAGTGATGGCCTCTACGCCCACATCGACCTTCGCGGAGTCGTTCACGACTCCGAGCGCCGGGAGACAACCGTCACGGGACGTGTTACCACTCCTGGTGGGGAGGGCTTCGAATGAGGCTCTCGACCGAGTGGACTGGGCTCGAACCGATGCAGCGACGCATGCAGCAGCTCGTCGACCTGGGTGTCAGTGAACGCCTGGTAGAGGCTCTCCGACCAAGTGCGGAACTGTTCGCCAAGAGGTGGCGTGAACTGGTACCAGCTCCTGGGCCTGATCACCCATATGCGACGGGTAACTACCGCGACAGTATCCAGGTCGAACAGGACGAGAACGGGTTCATCATCTTCACGGACGCCGTGAACGAGATCGGTTACCCGTACCCCGTCGCACTTGAGTACGGAACGTCAACCATGGCAGCCCAGCCGTCAGCCCAACCGGCCTTCGACGACACTGTCGATGAGGCAGTCGACCTTGCACTGGTTGCGATGGACGAGTTGATCATCGAGGCCATGTTCTGATGACGACCGAGTCCGAGATGTGGGGTCTCGTCACCTCCGATCCAACCGTCCAAGCCCTGGTTGGAGATCGAATCTACCCAGGACGTCTCCCAACGGATCCGACCTTGCCCGCTGTTACTTACAGACTGATCAGCTCCCCGCGCATCCAGACGCAAACCGGACCAGCGTTCGCTCAGCCCAGGTACCGGTGGGACTGTTGGTCTCTCGTGTACGACGAGGCTGTAGCGGTGGCAATTGCCATTGCGATCGCGTCCGGGGGCTTCAAGGCTTGGGTTGACGATGAGGGGGATCACCCCGAGGAGGCAACCGGATTGTTTAGGCGCCGCTTGGAGACCAGGGCATTCACGAAGCCGGAGGAAAGGCCATGACAGAGGCGAAGGACGACCACGAGCCCACCCTTGCAGAGGCCCAGGCGGCTGATGCGGATGCGCCCGACGAGCCCGAGGCCGCAGCAGAGGAGGACCAGCCCGAGGAGAAGCACAAGTGGCAGATCGCCACGTGGAAGGGGAAGCCGCAGTACGGCTGCCCGCACAAGCGAGATAACGGCAAGCCGTGCCGGTTCAACACTCTCGACCTGGCTCTGATGACCGAGCATATCGAGAAGACCCACCCCGAAGGTTGGTTGGAAGGAGTCTGATCCATGCCCCGTGTGACCATCACGCCGAGGTCGGTGACGCTGGGGACATACCCCTCCGTCCTGCCGATCGCGGCCAACTCGCTGGACCTTGCGGAGGTCGCAGCGGACACCACCAACAAGCAGCAGTGCGTCTGGACTGGTCGGGAACTCCTGATCGCCCACAACACGGACGCATCAGCGCACACCATCACCGTGACGTCCGTTCCGGTTCGTGGTCGGTCGGGTGACATCACGGCATACTCGATCGATCCGGCGGAGATCATCGTGCTCCCGCTCGGCACATCGGGGTACCGCCAGACGGATGGCAAGCTGTACTTCGAAGCGAACCACGCCGGGGTCAAGTTCGCCGTCCTGAAGATCGCGTAGGAGGTAACGATGAGCCGTGCATCAGGTCCTGGCTTCCTTCTCCAGGTTGGAGACGGTGGTGGGCCCGAGGTCTTCACGACGGTCGCGGAAGTCAAGGACATCCGTGGTCCGGAGATCAAGCGGGACGTCATCGACGTCACCAACCAGTCGTCGCCAGGCGGCTTCGAGGAGATCATCCCGTCCATTCGTCGAACGGGCAACGTGACGTTCGACTGCAACTTCAACCCGACGGACCCGACGCTCGACCAGACGACGGGCCTCTTGTCGGATATCAACTCCACCGACCCGAACCCCCGGAACTTCCGGCTTCTCCTCAACGACGAGGACGACACGATGTGGACCTTCGCGGGCTATGTCGTCGGGTTCGACCAGACGGCTCCGGTCACGGGTGTCCTGAACGCCGCCGTCACGATCAAGGTCAGCGGTCCGCCTCTTCTCGTGCCGCAGCCGTAGTAGGAGCGCAATAGGATGGAAACGCCGCACATCCTCACGCGTGAGGAGATCCTCAAGGCCGAACTCGATGCGGAGGGTCGTCCGATCCTTCCGTACGAGTACGTCGACGTCCCCGAGTGGGGCGGGTCAGTGTGTGTCCAGGGCCTCGACGGCCTTGGCCGAGACAGGTTCGAGAACTCACTCGTTCGTCAGCGTGGTCGGAAGGTCGAGAGTAACATCGAGAACTTCCGTGCCAAGCTGATCGCGCAGAGTGTGGTCGCGGAGCCTGGTGGCAAGCTCCTGTTCACACAGCTCGACATCCCGGTTCTCGCCAGGAAGTCAGCCAGCGCGTTGGAGCGGGTTTACTCCGTTGCAACACGCCTGTCCCGCCTCAGCTCAACGGACGTGGAGGAACTGACGGAAGAGCTGGGGGAAGACCCGAGCGACGGTTCTGGTTCCGACTTGCAGGGCACCTCGGAGCTCGATCCGTCGCTCATCTCCAGCGGGACGTAAGCAGCGCCGAGTTTGCCGAATGGATAGCGTACAATCAGCTTGAGCCCATTGGTCAGATACGCGACGACGTTCTCTTCGCGCGGCTGGCCTTACAGCTCACCCGAGCGTTGCATCCGAAGGCGGAAGACCTGACGTTGGACGACTTCCTTGCGAAGTACGGACCGGAAGCAAACCAGGAACGTGTGGTGTCTGAGGACGCCCTTCGTTCCAAGGTCATGGGCATGTTCACGCGTCTAGGTGGGTTGAGAAAGCGTGCCGACCCTAGCTAACCTGCTCCTCCACATGACAGTGGATCGGGCTGCGTATACGCAGCAGATGCGGGCTGCTAAGCAGGATGCTGACGACTTCGCCGTAGGCGTTACCAAGTCCATGAACCAGGCAGCGGCTGCAACTGAGTCCGCCACGACTCGTATGTCACGAGCACAGCGGGCTCAGATGCAGGCGTTGCAGGCAGCCGTCAACAACAGCGGGTACCAGAACCCGAGCTTCGCGGCCGCCGAGAACGCACATAACTCCGCACTGGCGGCCAATGCTGCCCTGAAACAGACCCAGGCGAACGTTACAGCTACTACGACAGCTGTCAACGGTATGAACAAGAGTCTGGGTACGACCCAGTATCTCATTGCCTCATTCGCAGTCCTCGGGTTCATCTCGTTCCTGACCCAGTCTGCCCATGCTGCGGTTGACTTCCAGCAGTCCATGTTGCTGCTCCATACGCAGGCTCGAGCATCGACCGCAGAAGTCAGGAACATGACTGAGGCGGTAATGCAGCTTGCTCCGGCGCTGCGTACTGGGCCTGAGGAGCTCTCCAAGTCACTGTACCACATCGAGTCGGTCGGCTACCGCGGATCACGGGCCCTTGACATCCTGAAGATCTCCGCGCAGGGTGCTCGGCTCGGTATGTCGGACATCGAGGATACTACCAACGCCCTGGTTGCTGCGACCGCTTCGGGCATTGAGGGTATTGACAACATGTCTGAGGCCATGGGGACCTTGGACGCTGCTGTTGGTACTGGTAACATGCGAATGGAGGAGCTAGTCAAGTCCCTCCGGTCCGGCATCCTCTCGACGGCCAAGCAGTTCGGCATCTCACTGCAGGACCTGACTGCTGCCCTCGCAACGATGACTGACCAGGGTGTGCCTGCAGCAGAGGCGGCAACTCGGCTGCGCATCTCGATCGCACTGCTGGCCGCACCTACTCAGACGGCCGCTCGACAGCTGTCCCGTATCGGGCTGACCTCCACGCAGATCGCCGAGGAGATGGCGGGTCCGCGGGGGCTGATCGGTGCACTGCAGTTGCTGCGTGACCACCTGACGAAGTCGGGTCTGTCAGCTGAACAACAGTCCCAGTTGCTGGTCCGCGCATTCGGTGGTGGTCGTACTTCGTCCGGTATTCTCCTCCTGATCAACTCCCTGGGGTTGATGCAGCAGAAGCTGGATGTCATCAACACTACCGCTACCAAGTTCCCGGAGTTGGTACAGGCGCAGGCTGAGACCGCGGCAGCAAGGTTCCAGGAGCTGTCCGCGATCGTTGAGGTCCTGGGGATTCAGTTCGGAAACGTGCTCCTCCCGGTCCTGATCGTGGTAGCGAACGTCATCGGCATGATTGCGTCACAGACGGGCATCATGATCCCGGTGTTGACCACACTGACCGTCATCATCGTAGCACTGGCCACAAAGCACCTGGTGATCTTCATCGCGAACCTGCTGAAGGCGGGCGCGGCTATGGTCATTACGGCCACGGAGGCGATTGCCAACGCTACCGGCTTCACCGCGATGGCTACGGCCTCCGGTGCTGCAACCATCAGCGTCTCTGGCCTCGCGGCGGCCGGGACTGCACTGCTCGCGGTGCTTGGTCCACTGGCCATCGCACTGGCTGCCGTCGGTGCTGCCTACGCAATCGTGTCCGGTAACCTCGACAAGCAGACGCAGAGCCTTACCGACTCCACGACCAAGTTCGCCAACGACCAGAGTCGAAGTATCCAGGAACTCCAGACTGCTCGTGACAACATCCAGAAGTACCTGAACGAGCTGAACAAGAAGGACATCTCCGGTGGAGGGTTCAAGCTCTTCGGGGTGTGGGACGTCTTTGGTACGGAGAAGAAGATCCAGGCCCAGATCGACATCCTGGACGCTGCCATTCAGAATCGTGAGGCAATGCTCAACGGGATGAATGCAGCTGTCGGAGATCAGGCCGACGAGGTGCTCGACCAGACCAAGACGTTGGTGGAACTGTTCGGTACGTCTCTCGAAGGCGTCAAGGACGCCGCGGGGGCTGCTGGCGGTGCGGCCATGGTGGAGATGGCGAAGGAGATCAGGGCACACCAGAACGCACCACTGGACGCTCTGACAGAGCTCCACGACATGGTACGCAACCAGCTTACGCCAACAGCGGAGATCGCCCGACTGGTGGGTATGCTCACTGCGCAGGACCTGGTCGAGGGTCTGAAGTCACAGGACCCCGCAGTGTATGCACAGGCTGTTGCAACCCAGAAGCTTATCACCGAACGCCTCGACGAGCTGACCAACGGTGCGTACTCAGCTGGTCAGAACACTACAGGCAACCTTGCCAAGGGCCTGTCGGACGCGAACGCCATCGGGATGCTGGAGGCGGCACTCAAGCAGATTGGTGGTCCGATTGCCGCCTTCCTGGACTCGATGAGTGGATCCACCTTCTTCAGTAACATCCTCGACCAGACTGTCTCTAGGTTGCAGACCGCTCAGGATGCGTCGCGGGCGTTGACGAACACGTGGAACTCCCAGTTCAAGCCGTCCGCCCAGGCGGTTGCGGATGCCATGAAGGGTGTCAACAGCGAACTGGCCAACAACTCACGAACCAGTGCTGCAATGTCCCAGCTGAACTCAGCCTTCAGCCAGATTCAGGCTTCGGCCCACAGGTTCTTCGACGAAGTACACCGCGGGAACCTCAAGGCGATCGATGACGCGCTGAAGCATAAGAACGCCCTGCTGGACATCAAGAAGGAACTGAACCAGGCTCCGGTCACCGCGGCACAGAAGGCTCTCGACTTCCAGAGGCAGCAGCAGGAAGAAGCGCGACTGCGGCTAGCGGTCACTCAGGCAACTGATCCTCAGGCACGCCATGATGCGATCGTTGCCCTCCAGGACTTCCTCCAGCAGAAGCACATCAACCAGATGCAGGCTGAGGTCGATCTGGCGAACGACGTCATCGATCAGCAGAAGGCGGCCAACGAGGCTCAGGCGGAGGCCCAGAAGGAAGCAGAGAACCAGCGGTACCAGGATCAGGTCGAGTCCTTCGATCGGCAACTGGAACTGCTCCGTCGGTACCTTGAGAAGCATCCGGGCGAGTGGCAGAAGGCCAACGAGCGTGTCCTCTCACTGCTGAAGTCGTACGGCATTGACTACCATAACGCAGGCAGCCTACTCGGGCAGAACTTCGTCGATGGCCTCAAGGAGCAGGTTGCCGCAGCCCAGGCTGCAGCGTACGCCCTTGCAGATGTCATTCCAGGAGTCAACCTTCCACCTCCACCGGCAATCGGTCCAGGCGGTGCACCAGGAGCCTACTACCCGCCACCCGTTACAACCAACACGGGTGGTGGTGGCAATCCGTACATGACACCGCTCATGCCGTCGAGCATCAACACGCCGACGACGAACCTCGGAGGTGCCCCGGGGGCGTACTACCCGACAAGCGGTGATCTCATTCTCCAGGTTGATGGTCAGGAGCTTGGTCGCATCGTCGACTTCAACCTCGTCGACCAGACTGACGCCAACGGCCGGAAGCGTGCGACCATCTCGAGTAGTCGGTAATGGGAGATACGCAGTACCTCTCCCTCGAACTGAACCATGTCGAACTTGGTACGCAGGTTGAGTGGGACTGGAACACTGAACAGGTCCTTGGCAACCAGGCAACTGCCACCTTCATCATTCAGGACCGCACCAACTCCCTGTATCCCAGGCCGAAGCAGGACATCAGGGCCTCCATCATCTCGACAGGCAAGAACCTGTTTCGTGGGGAGGTCACGAAGGTCAAGCTCCTTCTCAAGACCGGCATGTCTTGGCGGCGGTGGCAGGTCACCTGTGTGGACTACACCAAGGAGTTCCCGAAGCGCAAGATCGGTGCACTGGACGGGAAGATCTGGCAGGACGTCGACGGCCTCGGTGACTACGTCAACATCGACCCCTTCGGTCATTCGCTAGCAACCGATAGGCTCACCATCCAGTTCTGGTTCGACAAGTATATCCGGGTAGATGGTACAGCCTGGAACACCGACGACTTCGTGGGTGAGTACCTTACGGACTTCGGTCCGATCTTCCCCACGTACTCGGATCTCCAGGCTGAGTTGGAGAAGATGGCCGCCTATATTGCGGACAACCTCCAGTTCTGGGGTGATGCGGATCTCGCCTTCCACTGGATGGTCCTGCCCCCGTGGCAGTCGGATCTCCAGGGTGCGGCTGACGTCATTGCAGGTGGCGATGACGACATGACCCTTGACTTCCCTGGGGTATCGATCGAACGCCTCGAGCAGAGTCCGGTTGACATCAACCTGGACGTCGTAGGCTTTCAGACCATAGGCTCCCGTGTTGAGATCGGTGCCCGTGATATCGAACCGGAGGAGGACGGCTCCGATATGGTGGAGCAGCTGTATGTCCGCGGCGCCACCGGGTACGTATACAACGCCGGATCGGTCGATCCTCTTGGGGGTACTACAGTCATCAACCCAGAGGGGTATGGGTTCACCCCGCGCGACAAGTTCCGTCTGACCTTCAATGCGACTACCCTCCTTTGGCACAAACAAAGCAACGGATTGATCAGCTCATCAACAGACAACGCCTCGGCAGGCGGGCCGTACGATTGCCACATCATCGTGGTACCGTACAACCCCTCCAATGGGAAGGGTGGACACTTCTACGTCCTCGAAACCGGACCTTACGCCGGGAAGCTCGTCGACAACGACACGAACTACTTCGGGTACGGCGACATCAAGGTCGAGCACTACGTAGCCGTTACGACACCTCCGAAGGTTGGTATCGGCGGCTCCGGATGGGTCGATGAGGTCACGCAGGATCTCAACAAGACGCAGGAGTTCTTCGAAGCCCCGATCTCGGACACTCAGGCTATTCGAGACTCCGTCGGCGGACAGATCCTGTATCGGGGACAGTTCCCCACGCTACGCGGGAGTGTAACTGTCGACAACCTAGACCATGCAACCGGCGAGATCCACGACGAATGGGAAGGCTGGCGAGTCGGCCAGATTGTGAAGATCACTGACTCACGGCTCCCCGCCGAGCTGAACGGCATGTCGTTCTTCATTCAGCGGGTCGCGACCAAGCAGCACTCGGAGACACCGGTACGTGAGTATAGGATCGACTATGGGGATGGACCTCAGAGTCGATGGTCTGCTCAACCGAAGCCTACGTCACAGGACTTCACCTTCCCACCACCTGCTATTCAGATCGACATCCAGGAGTTCGACTTGTCACCGGGTCCGAACTCCAAGCAGACGATTGTCGGTCAGCTGGTTGCCAAGGATGGAACTCCGTGGGAGATCCCTGGTAAGGTGGTCAAGTGGTCCCTCGAAGCATACAACGCCGCTAACGTCTTGGTGACTGAAGGTACACTTTCACCTGGTGAATCTGCTACTGATCGACACGGCCGAGCTCGGACAGTCCTTACTACAGGTCCCACGCCCGGACTGGTCTACTTCATCTTCGCTGACGTGACGGCTATCTGATGTGCGGCAGGTACGATAACCCGCAGTACCACGGACGTGGTCGAGCTGTCCATGTGGAACCTGACCGTACCAACCCGTCAATAGCACCTGCCGGTCCCACATCTGATACCCCTGAGTATCATGGTCGCAGCTTGCCGATCACGACGCGAGCTGACTCCCCAACCCAGAACAGCAAGGACATCAGGGGTCCGTCGTACGATACGCCTCAATACCATGGTCGTAGTCGTGCGATCCACGTCCGTAACCCCCTGACAGTTTTCAATCCCATTCCCGCGTGTCGGTGCTGCAATCAGGGTGGTACAGCTGTTGCAGACGATTTCCTCGGGGACTGCACTGACTGCGTGAACCTGTCGGATAGTTCGGCCCTGTGGGATTCCTTTGACGATCGAGATACGAACCCCCCAGGGTCAGGCAACTATGAGTGGGGTGATACATCTCGTGAGCACTACCCCTGGAGTATTGTAGACCTGTCAGGTAACCCCTGGCCGATCTCCCCTCCACCCCCGGTTCGTGCTTACGTAGAAGGTGGCATCGCCCGAATCGAGATGCAGCCAAGTTCCTTCCAACAGGCACGTGCACGTATATCCAGCGGACCAATGGTAGGTGGTAACACTGACTGGTCAGTGGTTATGCGCGTACAGATGGATACAGTCACCGGTGTGGTCGGAGAGACACTACCAGCGCAGCTGGAGTTCTGGATCGGTGCTGCTGGTGTGTCTCAGATACTGGCCCTCACCAACAGTCATGGAGAGGGTGTCCCTCCGGGTAAGTACTTCAAGCTCCGGTTCGAGTACAACAACAGCCTAGGGGTCTATCGCATACGGCGTTGGAAGGACAATGACGTAGAGCCGATCTACGTGTGGGATGAGACTATCGACCTGCCAACACCTCCACACTTGTACTCGGAACTGTTCTTTGGGCTCACGTACACGATCCCGCCGGGAGGAGATGGCAGCACCTTCAAGGGTGTTCACATCGACTGGATGGACGTCTTCACCGGGACGGAGATCACCCCATATCCTCCGTGCAACCCGAACAGCGTGGACTTCTGTGGCGGGTCTCCAAACCTGACTAGTGACTGGCGGGACCGAGATCCGAATTACACTTGGGGCCTTGGCCACTCGATCAACCAGAACGGGTCCACCAGTAACGGCCGTACGATCACTTCAAGCGATCCCGGTCTGGACGTACCCTACTCAGGTTGGATGGCTCGCGGGCCATACCTCGGTATTCATGGCTTCGACCCTCGCTGGTCATGGGGCCGCATCTTCTACCACATCCCTGCCCCGGCTGGCGCTACGATGGCTCGCATCACGGGCGAGGTGTGGTCACTGTACGCCCAACAGCAGTACGGATCAGGCCTCGACTACGGCCCCGCTTCCGCTCGACCGTTGCATTACTTCCGCTTCTACCGTGCTCGCCCATGGGGCAGTTACGATAGTCCTGATCGGCCGACAGACAGCCCAACTTGGCAGTTGTTTGCAGGACCGACTGCATGGATCCAAGAGGTACTGGCCCAAGGTTCAGTCAGGCCTTCAGTGATCTCAGCTGCAGGGCCTCCGAACGATCCGTCGACTACTGCTGAGGCGCATACGGCTTACACCTTCGACTGCCCAATCGAAACCGGACCGGAAGGCTCGACCGGCATCTGGTTGGTCTTTGGAGCGTGGATCGAGCATGACCCTGACTTCAATGGCGACGGTGACGTAGCCGGAACCGACACGGTCATGACCTTCATCTTCAATAACACGTATCCGGGCTATCCGTCGACAGACATCCAGACGATCCCGTCGATGACTACCAACTTCGATACAGGTGCTGTCCAGACAACCCTGGCGTCGACGTCCATGTTCACTGACGGTTACGGTTCACCTGCCAGCAACAGTCCGTTCTTCAACGTGGAGTGGTTGGGTACTGGTACGTCCTCAGGTGGCGACTGTCCACCCTGCGATACGTGTGCTGACCCGATTACGGGAGATCCGGTCCTCCCCTTTACACCTAACTACCTTCCCATACACCGACAGCAGATCGGAGACCCGACTACTACACTGGACTCCTACATCTGCACATTCGAAGCCGGTGCGATGGCTCTCGACTGGCAGACCCGCGGTGCTGTACAGGTGTGGGGCGGAGAGCTCATTCCGTGGTGTGGTCGTTCAGAGGGTTCGATCTTCGGACACGGCGGTAACCTTGGTGACATTCAGCAAGCATGGCTCCACTGGGGGCAGAACCTAGACATCAGGTCCGGTGAGACGTTTGCTGATATGCTTGTGGCCCTTGGCGAGGGACGTGGTGTCATTCTCCAGGGGGACTATGGTGCACTCACCAAGGCCGAGAAGTGCCAGAAGGACTTCGAGGGCGGACACGCCATCTTTGTCATGCCAGTGAAGTCAGGTAGCTACTGGCTAGTGGGCGACCCCTTGTGTCGTGACTGGCATGGCATTCGAGAATCCTCACTTCAGGACTACGCTGAGGCCCTTACAGGCGGCTCAGGCATCCTCTTCGCCGTAACAGCTGCGTGGGCAGCGTAGGAGGACCCCATGGCAAACGCGAACTCTCCACTCAACGGTCAGGGTCGCCAGATCGCCCTGTACGTAGGAGCGGATGGTGTTGCTCGCATCCCACTCGTCGTCGGTGACAAGACTCCTGCAGGTGGAACGACTCATGCTGGCTGGATCGGTGTCACCCACGCGCAGGGGGATGCTGTTGCAGCCGGCGACGGTGTTCAGGTCATTGCGGGCATTCCTGTCGGGTCGCTGCCGCAGAACGCAACACCCATCCGAGTTGACTCCGAGGGTCGGGTTCTGGCGCGTGTCGTCCCCACAGGCGGTGCGATCAGCGACTTCTCCGGGTCACTTGTTGCTGGCGCCACCTCACAGGAGCTGATGCC